CATCAATTGGTTTATTAATTGTATTCCCTTCCCTATCTTTCATCCATGTATAAGACTGTAACTCTTTTAATAAGTTAGTACTTCTGTTTGTTACAAATATTTTGTTTTGATTGATAAGGTTTATTCCGTACACAATTGAATCCTTTCCTTTTGTACATGGGAGTATTTTATGTCCGTATGTTCTGATCTCTGCAATTGATTTTGGCTCTGCTGAATCGGCATAGATTACTGAGTTTACATCATGCGTTTTTAATAGGTCTGAGATATCTGAGTTTAATAATTTCTTTTGATAGATAACCTCATCAAATATATAGGCATCGTTAAACTTGTATAAAGCTATTAATGTAGTGGGATCATTTGAGTAACCAAAATCCATTCCCATACATAACAACCTTGCTTCTTCTGGTAGCTTTATTTCTTTCCATCCCGTAATACAAACACCATCTAACGAACCCACTTTACCAAGCCCGTACACTTGCCACCAATTACTCCAATAAGCAGAGTCTTTCGCTTTGTCTCTTGCTGATTCAATATCTTTTACAATCGTTTCGGGTAGTGCCTCGTTATCTAAATAAGTAAGTGTGATAAAATCAACATCATCTTCAATAGCCACTTCTTTATGCGCCCAGAAGTTTGCGGTAGGATTAAAGTCAATCCAAATGTCTCCGCTTGTTCTTATTGCTAATTGGTTGTATGCATCGAAAGGAATGTTGTTAGCTTCATTAACATATAAAACGTGTCTTCTTGCTCCTCTTAATTTATCGGGTTGCTCTACGCTAAAGAATTCTATATAACTTCCATTCATGAAAGTGTACTTTAAACCCGACCTATTCCAATGACTATCGATATACCTACCCGTAGCAATCATGATCTTTAGGAAGTCTTTCATTGCTCCCCTTCTCAGATGTGGTATTGATTCAGATACGACACTTGTTTCAAGCATTGGAGTTCGAACACATCGGTCAATAAGTATCGGAAGTATTCCAAAAGTTTTACCCGCAGATGTACCCCCTTGAATTACTTTCTTACGCTTTTTAAGAGCGTGTAACTTCTTTACCGCAGTTGTGCTTTGGAACATCTACAAATCAAATAAAGGTTGCTCTGATGTGATTGAAATGTCTTTTGTTTCTTTTGGTTTACCAGCGTAGTAATTGTAAAACATTTGTACATATTTAAAGTTCCCTTCCGCAATTCCTTTTTCTAAGGCTTCATACGCTTTAGGTTCTAACGGAGACAATCTCTCTATCATTTGTATTTCTTCTGCTTTAGATTTTCGTCCAGCTTTACCCGCGTGACCTTTGTTGTTTGCTCTTTTATCCATAATCAAATAAAATCATTATTGATTTCTATAAGTATATAATAGATTATTCCTCAGTTTTTATTTCTTCTTCTTGAATTTCTTCTTGAGTCTTTTGAATTGCTTGAACAATTGCTTGAATTTCTAAGGCTAATTTATAAGTCATCTTCTCTAATAATACTATCCTTTCGTTTACTGTGAATTTTTTATTTTTCATTATTAAAATTATATTTATAATTATATCTTTCTACTTCGACCTTTTGATTCATGATTACATTCATTCCATTTAGATGGCTATCTGTTGGAACAAAGTAATTCCATTTACTATAAGATGAGGATGCTAAATAATAGAAGAAAAAGATTGCTCTCTTTCCAGTATTCTTTTCATAAATTACTGTTGCGGTGTGATCACTTGTTGGGATTATTTCTTGTACTTTAAAAGTTTCATTGTTGAAGTTATTCGCTCTATTATTATTAGAGTATCTATCACAAACTTTATTGGTAAATATTTTTAATTCTTTAGCTACTTGTTTATTCATCTTTTAGCTTATTGTCTAATTGCTCAATCCATAATCTTAGTATTCTTTTATTGCAAGTACATGGTTCGCTATACTTATGAGAATAATGTCTTGAATGTAAAAGGCACATTAATTTAAAATCATCGTTAGACATCTTAGTAGTTATTCTTAGCCTTGTTTCTTTCCAGAGTTTTATATCTTCTTTCATATTAAACTTTTTAGTCTACTTATTGTAAATTTATTTTTGGGCTTATTAAATGTCACAACACCATATAGGAGTTAAGTCCCCCAAAGCATATTCTCCAATTACATTATAATTCAAATGATCAAAAGCATCTTGCGTATTCATACCCTCTTGATCAATAAGTATTTCTAAACCAATTGATACTGAATATATCAACCTTGAAGAATTATGTTCCAGACCCAATACCGCATCATCAAAACCTTCTGCGATTAATAGGTCTTGATCTGTGTCTTCTAATATTCTTTTTAAAATTCCTTCTTCTCTATATAACATTATTTTATTTTTTAATTCGGTTAGTTTCATATTAAAACATTACTAATTGGGATTGGTGTTCTTTTAATCTTTTTAGACTTGCTTCGTAATATTCTTTATCTAATTCACAAGCGGTTAAATCAAACCCTAAATTATGACAAGCCAATGCAATACTTCCACTACCTAAATGTGTATCTAAAATCTTATCACCTTCTTTAGCGTAGTTCATTAAACAAAACTCATAAAGAGAAATGTGTTTTTGTGTCGGGTGTATTCTATTTAATTGATTTGGGTTTTTTTTGTATATTCTTGTACCTCCTTTACGAACCCAAGCAAACTCGGCTTCTGCAAAATCACGACCATACATTGTCTCTCCTTTATCCCAAATACAAAAATATTGACTACATGGTAAATCAAAATAATTACCTCCCCATATTATTTGGTTTTTTGATACCCTAAACAATTCGTTAAAGTAATCGTTTCTTGGTACTGAATTATCCCAATTCTTTTTTTTATCCTCTTTGTTTCTTTTTCTCCCTCCCATATTCATTTTAGTAATATCAATACCATAAGGTGGGTCTACAATTGCAAGGTCAAAGTAATTATCTTCATACCTTGCCATTAGTTCCATGTTGTCTTCGTTTGTTATTACCATAATTCGATGTCGTTTAGTTCTTCTTGTCTCTGATCACATCCGCAATCGTCTCCCCATATCTTTTTAACTAAATACTTTATACCAGAGTAATATGTTATCCTTTCTATTAAGTCTCCTAATTTCATAACTTGGTTTTTAAATGCTTCTTTACTTTTCGATAGGTGTTGTAAATAGAATGATAAGAGATATTTGTTTGGTTAGATAATTTTGTCATTGAGCAATCAACTCCTTCAACTAAATTGTAAATCTTTTTATCATACCAATGCAATTTGTCTAACTCATCTAATACAATTTCGTTAGGTGTATCATAGTCTACATATTCATCTGCTTCAATATTATATACTAAGTCGATAGATGTTTTATTCTCTTTGTTCTGTTTGTTTTTAAGCTGGAGAAATGATGTTTTAAGAGTTAGATATATGTAGTAATAATTTACTCCTTCGTCCCCGTATGATATGTTTAAACCTTTATTAAGCATCGTTCCAATTATGAGATACATTTTGCCGACAATATCTTCAGCCTCTTCTTGAGTACATCCAAACTTTAGGGTAGTATTTATCCATTTATTATGAGAACTATAAATCTTTTCTAACATCTTTTAAATTGGTTTAAACGCAAATAGGAATACACCTTCTGAGAAAGGTGTTTTAATTTAATCCGATACGTTTTTTGTGTAGCACTTGTCCGCTGAGAACGGAATAAATGTACGGTATGTATTATTTAATACCGCACACTTTATTAACATAAGTAATTGAGTTACTTACAATATTCTTTGTTTACTTATTAATCTTCTATTTCTGTAAACTCTGCATGTTCTTTACATTCTTTACAAAGGTCTGTACTATGATGCCATCTTTCAGCACCGCAACAATCTGATTGTTCCATATTTATTTATTTAATTATTATTATAACATACTACCATTATAGCAATCGCGTGAGCAATATGTTTTGTCTTCTTTTATTGGTGTACCGCACTCAGTACATTTATTTTCTAAGTCGTTATCTGGGTCTAAGTAATCATACCATTCCATAGTGTAAATTTTTTATTATTTAAAAGGGTAGTTGTTCACTAAACTCAAAAGCTTCATTTGATGTTAATGATGGTAATATCTCTTTAGTCTCTGGTAAGTATTCGTAATCAAAATTTATAGGGTTATGCTTTCGTACTAAGTATTGAATTACGTTTATGTGAATATCATCCCCTTGAATAATGTTTATTGTTGTTACAAGCCATTCAATAATTAACTCGTTGTATAAATCCGTTCGTGATCCACCCGTATGTTTGTTTCTTACATCTTCAACGATAATATTATTTTTATGAGTATCTTTCACTCTATGAATGACCCATGTAAAACTCGCCTTGTTTAACCACCAACCTCCCTCGGCATCGTAAGAAGTAATAATTCTATCTGGGTTTCTTTGTGCTGAGATGTTTGGGTGTTGTGATACGTAAACGGTACAATACTTTTCAGTAAACCTTAGTACTTTTCTTGCAGTCTCAACACCATCCGCATACCCGTTACCCGTATTGGCAAAACCACTTTGAAAAGAGTTAGCTGGATCTAATACTAAAGCATGAACTTTTGTTCCATTTTCTATTAAAAATTTTGTAGTATCTAATGCATCTTTAATAGTTTCAACATCTAAGAAAATAAAATGTGCGTCTATCCATTTACTTGCTTTATTATATAACTTCGGATTAGTATTTTTTATAATATTTGCGTGTTCTCCTAAAAAGTAATTAAGATAATTTAACTTCTGTCCCCAATCAGAATTCTCTTGGAAGGCA